TATCACAGGCTATATCGAAATACTCCTTGCTCTTTTCTATCCCTATACCATGCCGCCCTGTCATCTGACATGATACCAGCGTTGTCCCGCTCCCCATAAATGGATCAAGAATTGTTTGCTGTGGCTGTGTAAAGTCTACCAGTAATTGTGACATCAGCTTCACAGGCTTCTCTGTTGGGTGTCTGCCGTCTCTGTCTGTTGGGTTTGTGAGGAATGTATATACACCCCTTTTGCCGCCACCATTCCATTTGCTGTACCCCTGACCACACCATGCAGTCACAAAACACTCAGCCCCTTGCGCTGGACACTGACCATTTAGCTGTGGGGTTGAGTCTGGCTTAATCCAGATACAGGCTCTTTTGTATTTCATCTTGCTTGGATTGATAACATCCGCCCATCTAGCCACCCCTTCAATGGTGCAGAATGTAATGAACCAGCCNTCAGTAATATCCTGTGCAAGCTCTATGAACTCCTCTCTAATCGAATCAATCCCTGCAAAATCAAGATTTTTTATCTCATCTCGACCATCAGTGCGTATCCTTCTTGATGCTTTGGTCTTGATGTCGTGCAAGCTCTGCTCATATGGGGGGTCTGTTATTAGATGATCAACTTGCCAATAGCAGTCTTTAGCAAGCTCTAACCCATTGCCGCATATAAGCCGCTGGTTTCCTATTTGCTCCTCTATCATTTGTTGCTTTCCAAAAATTTACTATAAAGATTCTCCATGCCGACTTCACGTTTCATATATGGGAAAAACTCAATTTTTTTATGACGCAGCATATCTTTGCGCTGTTTCTTATTACCCACCATCATAATATATTTTAACTTTCTACTTCCTTTTTCAAAAGTGTAACCATCGTCAATGAACCTTTGTTTTTGCTCTGAACTGGTTATTGAGTGCTTCTTTGCGTATTTGTGAATGATTTTTGGGTCTACTCTTTTGCCATCAGGTCTAACCAAATAATTCACTGGTGAAGTAAAGCCGTAAAATTTCCAATTCGTGGCCTGATATATTGTGCCGATCTCACCCGCCTCTGGGTCAGAGTAAGCAATACAGAATAGATACCCACGCTTCGTAAGCTCCTTTTTTGCCTGACCAATAAGATACGAGCCTGTGTGGGGATGGGCGAATGGCGCACAAGCACCCCTCACTAAAACAATGCCTTTGTTGCGATAACCCTCACCAAATGGCTCCGTTAGCGCACCTGTCCCCGCTGTCAAACCAAAGCATCCAACCCCCACTAATTCACCATCGACAAACAAACCAAGGCTGAATTTTGTTGTTCCCATTGTTCCTAACCACTCATACTTGTGAATGAATCGTTGGGCTTTTCTAAATGGTATTTCCATCAACCTCGCGTTTTTCAAAGTTGCTGGCGGTTGGTTCAGTGGGTAGCTGTCTCGCAATCTCTTTTGAAAACAAACATCATCAAACTTTTCGCCGCGATACCCTAGTGGTCTGTTCGCCATTGAGTAACCTGTTTTTTTGCTCAACGATATTTTTATTGTTTCTGGGAACAAGTCCATCAGCCTTCTCCATTATAACACTATACTGACCATGATGACCGCCTATATAACTGGCAAACCTGTACCCCATTGCCTCGTACTTTTCGATCTCTTGATGTAATACAAATCTAAGTGTTTTCCCATCAGACATCGCTGTCCCCATAATAGCTCACTGGCTCTTGCTGAGTTATCTCTGGCTCGTAAACGTGCCGCACCAAGCTATACTTGAAGAAAGCCTCGCCTATAGAACCATACAAGCCCTGCTCCCTTATCTTGCGGATGATTACCCGCGTTTGATCTGCCTCAAAGTCCCTGTGAATAACCATGCCGACATCAGCCATATTATTCCAGTGTGCCGAACCGCTTACATCATACAGACTTGGTGGTGGATACGCACCATCAGAACCTCTTTGCATCTTGGCTGGGTGAGCAACAAGCCACATAGAAACATTATGAGATCGGCAAAACTGCTTACACTTCGATATCAAGTCTCTGATATGCTCATCTTCACGCTTGTTTCCGTCTCTGGTGCTGTCAATCTCATTGTATGGGTCAATGATAATCCCATTTACACCATGCCTTAAACAAGCCGCTTTTGCCTTACCTAAAAGCCAATCTATCGTTGGGATGGTTTCTTCTGCTTCAATAAAATGGAATCTGTTATCCAAGAAAGCCATTGCCTCACCAAGCTCCCTCTTTGACATCCGTTGACTAACGCCTACATCAAACGGTTTCTTGATTACCTTTTCTGACAACCGCCTTATGTGATTGGCTGTGGAATGTTCTGGTGAGAAGACGGCAAACTTCCAGCCGTTATTCTGGGCTAAGTTGACAGAAAGTTGGTCAATAAAATTTGATTTGCCATGATTGGGGATGCCTGTGACAACAGCAAAGGTGGCTGGCATAACCCTGTAAAACTCATCAAGATTATCGAACCCTGTGGATACTGGCCTCTGAATATTGCCATCGTAGATATCCAGAACCTCTTTTTCATAATGATGAACTGTGTATAATCCGTCTATGGGGTGTGGGGTTGCGTGTTCAATAATCTCCCTGAGTACGTCAATTCCATACTCCACCAAAACTTCATTGGCATCCTTGCACTTGATATCAGCATGATTTGGATACTCTACAGTCCAGCATCTATCTTTGCCGAATCTATGCACAAGCTCCATTTTCAAGGCGTTTCCAGCCTCATCATCATCAACTGCTATGATGACCTTTTCAGCTTCATGCAACCAATCACACGATTGCAAAGCCTGAAACCTCTTGTCGCTTTCATCAAACTTTGCAGTTTTTGGTGCGCCATCTGGCAATGTGCAAGCATATGAGAACCCTGCTTCAAACATCGACAGCACATCCATTTCACCCTCGACAATGATGACCTCTTTCCGCCCTGTGGATTCCCAGTGACTCTTAACCGCATCAATGTTGAATAATGTTCGCTCTGCACCGTTTTCTTGTCTGAATTTTTTGTCCTTGGTTCGATACTTGATATTAACCAACTGCGAATCTTTGTAATATGGAAACGCATAACAAGCCTCTTCACCATCCCCGAACCAGCTAGATGTGCGGCTTATGTTGAAAGCCTCGACTGTTTGCTTATTAATTCCCCGCCGCTTGAACCATTCCAGCATTGGCTGGCTCTCTGAGTCCGACTGCTTTAGAGGCTCTGGCCTTTTGTAATCTGTGCGCTTAAATCCACCATCAAAGCTCTTGCCTGATGTACCCCCCGCCCATTCGCAGTTGTGGCACTTCCAGACCGCACCGCCTTCAGGCTCAATCGTTACCGAAAGGCACTGGTCTTTTTTGTTTTTTCTGGTGTGAGAACATTGGGGGCAAATGGTCTTATGATCACCCTCACTAAAATTTCTAAGGCTGATGCCCTGTTCAACTAATTTTTCCATGATTACCCCGCAAGCTGATTTCTGTTACTGGTCGCCTGTTCTACTATTGAGACGGTTTCCCATCTCTTTTGATTTAGCCATGTAGTCGCGTGAGGAATATATGCCTTCTCCTTACCCGCACATGACTTCTTGAATTTATCTGTTGCAGATAGCAACTCTGTTACACCAATAAATTTTTCTGTGGCTTTTTTCCAACCCTCAAAAGCCTTCGACTTTGATCCATCTTTGCGCGGATACAGATTCCACCACTCATTGAACCCACTGGTGTATTTGTCACCCCTTCCAACATTATTATTATTATGTATATCTCTGATAGTATTGGGTGTTGTTTTTGTCACCCCCACCCTGTCGTTTTTGTCACCCCTTACAGACAAGGTGAAACTATTGCTGGTTTGCTTACCATCATCGCCATAACGCTTTGTCACTGTCAAAAGACCAATGTCTTTAAGCTGATTGATAGCCCTCATTACGGTTCGATCATTGCATGAGCAAAGCTGGCCTAATTTTTTATATGATGGATAGGTGATGGCGGTCGTCAGCATAATTAGCCAGCATCATGAGAACCAGCTTTGATACTGAATTGGGGCAGTCTTGACTCGCCGCCCATGACATAGCTTGAAAACTCATTTGATACTCCGTTTATTTGGTCGCCGAAAATTCATGTTACAGAATGTAACTGCCTCTGTAAACTGATAGGTATCAGAAACTATTTTTTTCTTATGCACATGAAGTGTTGTTTTGACTCTACCCAGTAGGTTTTAGCGCAACCCTCGCCATGAACAATTCGCATCATATTTAAAAACAGCATCCGATTATATCTTGTTGGTGCAATCATAAAGTCGTTTACATTCAATGATGAGATTACCTTGTCCACAGAATGATGAGGATACCGTCCGTTGCGCTTTTCAGGCCAATTGTGCATCTGCGGCTCATTACGCATTTCGCTTATCTTTTTAAGCAATGAAAATGGAATCACGTTCATCTCAGAGGCTCCCCTGTAATCCAGCACACCAATGACCATCTCTCTCCTTTGGTTAATGGCGTTACCCTGTGAGGTAAAAAAGATGGAAAAGCTATAGCCGCCCCTGCATCTGGCTTTATTGACTGTTCCCCTGTTAAGAAAAACGCCAGTTCCCCGCCCTCATAATCATCGTTTAGCAATATTGATATGCTTATTTTACGGTTAGACGCATCACCTCTGCCAATATCCATGTGCCAATCATAGCCAATAGAGGGGGCTTTGTATCTTAGCAGTTGAGGTCGCTCCATCAGACCGCTTACATTCAACTCAAAGGTTTCGTTTGCTGATAATGCGGCAGAGCATATTAGCGCATCAACCCATTCATTGCTTTCATGGATAATATAAACCTCTGTTTCTCTTGTTTTCAAATCCACGACATTTGAATTTTCAGCGTTTATCCTTGCTGTTTTGTGAATATTCTGTGGGTCTTTGTGAAGTGCGATAATGTCTTTGCATTGATTGTGGTCAATTTGCAAAGGTGACATTACACCTAAATCACCTTCTCTATGCTTTGGCGGTATTACCATGCTCATCTAATCCTCCTATGGCAGTAATTGTTTCAGTGAAACGCAAGAGCTTTCGCTAGTCCACTTTGTTTCGTCCCAAGTTCTGCAACCTAAGATAGCGTTTAAAACAGCCCATTCAAAAAGTATAACAATAATGAATAGTAAGAATACTGAAGCCGTTATGTTTAGCAATTTCCTCATTTGCATAATCATCCTTAACTCCTATGAAAACGCCCCCAGTTATGAGGGCGTTTTGTTTAGTCATTAAATTCATCAGGGTTTAGTTTTTGGTCAGCTAAATGCAGCCCATAAAGAATCGCCTGTTGTGTTGTTACGCTAAAAGCTAATCTGTCAGCTAAACATCTGGCAATAAATTTGGCCTTGTTGTTGACCTTGTTATCTATATGGTTTGGGTTTGGGTGTTGCTCAGACTGCNAAATTTGAGCTGGTTTTTCTGCCTTACTTTTGCTGATATAGCGATAAACGCCAACCCCATCGCGCATTGATTTCACAATNTCATGCCCACGGTTTCTGCAATCAGTGATGTAAGTGCTGATTGTTGATTTGGTTTTTCCTAGCTTTTCAGATATTTGATCAACTGAACGTGCTTGGCTTTTTATCACTGGCAGAATTACCTCTGCATATTTACGGTTTCCCATCTGGAACTCCCCTTAGTAAAATTGTTTTCCGTTGTTGTTCAAAATGCTGTGTCCGCGACCCTCCAAGCACCTGTTCACAGCAATCATGTATGTTGGGAATATAGGGTAATCAACTTGCCTAGCTAGGCTCCTACATTCCATTAAATCCCTTTGGTATAATTGCGCCTCACTTTTTGAAGCCCTTAAATCAACCACAGGGGTATAGCTACAAGCGGTCATTGATGCCGCCATTATCAAAATAACCCATTTCATATCATTGACCTTACCTTGAGCATTGCGGAAACAAATTCCTTGAATTGATCCTCTGTCAGAAACCGATAAGGCAGATGAGGCGCAATCATAACGTCTAATGGGTCAATGCGGCTCACACAGCGATGTGTGGCCTTCCTGATGCCTTCTTCATCTTCATGCTCAATCTCTGGCCTGTAGATGTAGCCTTTATGAGAATACTCAGGCGCGTTGTGCCAACTAATCATTTTTCTTCTCCTTCAGAGCTTTTTCCAGAGCCACTT